GTAGATTTTAACTTAAAATTATTCGAATATGTAGGTAGCATATTCAGGACCCCCCGTTAACTACGGAAGAAGAGTTTGAGAAACTAAGAAATAAACAGAATTATGCTGAGAGCATTTGGACACCAGTCCTAATCGCCAAGTTGGCGGGACCAGAGAAGGCGAGCTGTGCCACGCGTGCAGCTGCTGAGGCTGCTACGTGCATCGCGCGTCGTTGCCAACCAGGATGCTTGTGATCAAGGAAAGCAATGGCCCTCGACACCACATTCATTCCGTTCGCGGACGATGTGGGAGGAGGTGCCACCAAAGTTGAAGCCATATCAGGTCGCCACTCGACAACCTTCAAGAACTCCAATACGATGTTGCTATCAGGTGCAACACCGCTCCAAATGAAGCCAATTCCATTACTAGAACCAGATGATATACCTTGTGCGACTTCGGTCGCACTCGTACCCGGGATTCCTGCCAAGAAGCAGCAATCCGTACCCAGATCCGGCCCATCACTCGAGACAGTTCCAGTCGTCCTATAGTACTGACTAGCGGAAGTTGGACGGAATTTGTTCTCGAGCGTGTCCATCGGACAACGTGAAACAGAATCAGAATACAATATCATATTGTTCACGTCCGGTGGTAAGCCTGAATCACCAGTGAGTAGAGCCTCACGTGGTACATTGTTTAAATAACCAACCCGACCAGACAACGCATCATTCCTACCTGTGTAAGACCATTTAGTACAAGCAGCAGCAGTCCTGCAATCTTGCACTAAAGTTCCCGATGCGATTGGTAGCATGGGATCGTTGATAAATTGTCCGTTTGGAGTCTGGGTGGTTCCGCCTTGCCCGAGTGGCAATGCAGCAGTGTTGGTTGGGTTTGTTGATGCAGCAGTGGCTTGATAGATAAGGAGAGAACCATTACGTTGAGTAGTGGAACTTGCAGATCCAGAGATGCCAATATAGTCCGGGAACCACACGACATATCCAAAGGTATAGCCATTGTCTGTAGCAAGCTCGACCACACGTGTCGTCCTTGCCATATAGCCTCCTTCGGATGCACCATAAAGTGGTTGGACCAAATTGCCAGTGCACGGATTAGCCAATAGCTTAGCATAGCTAGTGGTTTGTTCGTCGAGCGAAGTCGCTGTTGTTAGCGGCTTTGCCTTCGGTCTTGCGGATCCTCTGCCTTTGCCTGCGCGTTGAAGCGCGGCCTGCCTTTGTGCTTGTGCTCGTTTCCGAGCCTGCTTTGTTGTCATCGTTCTTGTTCGAAAGTTTCTTCGACTGATTGTTTACCTTAACAGGTGAATTGTTCTTATTAACTGTCTTTCCAGACGTTCGTTTATGAGTGGACCTATTCACCTGCCCATTTTGTTTAACATCCTGTTTGGGTTCAGGAGAGGCTTGAAACGTTTTACTAGGCTGAATGCCTTTACCCGGTACAATATCGTCGTTGATGATGCACGTAATCTCGGGTTGGTGAAATTCAGGAGTCAGGTCAAGACACTGAGGAGGCTTCATGGGATCACCTGTAGCGATCCAGCTCTTAAACAGTTCCAGGTTAAAGTCAGGCATTTGACCTGACACTACGTCATCCATCCAGATGTCGTATTCGTTTGGGAACTGATCCTCGCGATCAAAAGTCGCCCAGTGGGAGACGATTCTGAAAGCTTGGTCGTGTGTGACCCTCGACTTTACGTCCAAAGTCGAGATCTTCCTTGCAAATTCTCCAAGAATTGGCGTATTCTTATCAGTCAGGAGAATTGCGATGGCCTTGTCAACAGCCTTTTGTTCGGGGCTCATGTTGATGTCCATACTAATTGTAGTGTGAAATTTCACCAGTTGTCGTTTCACATCGCTCATGCTGTCTTGTCCACCAGACCAAGCAGTTCCGTAGAATCTGGCTAGGAATTGAACTGGCTCTCCAGTCTTCTTGAAATCAAGCTTCAACACTTGACCCCATGCAGTGGCGCTCTTACGGTATGCAGCATCAGCTTGATCGGCTGAAAATGCACGTGGGATGGCAACAAGGCCGTCGTCCCCTCCATAGACCCCCAAGCTTTTCCAAGCTTGTTCATAGTCTAGACCGAGATCACACATTGCAGAGAATGAGATGAATGCAGTTAGTATCGTGTTGAACAGTGATGTTTCTGGGCTGCCTGAAGCACGAGCAAATCCTGTCTCGTACTTCTTGCCTCCCAGCTGCCCATTCTTTCCATATTGTTCACGCATTTGGAACAACATGTAGTCGTCGTTACCGAAGAGTCCCAACATGATTGGTTCCTCGATCAGTGTCCTTACTTCTTCAGTCACATGTCCATCCATGCGTGAGAAGTCGGTTTCTGCGACAAGACTCTGTCCGTTTACTATTTCTGCAACTCGAGCAGCAATGTCTCTTGGCTTCTTGAAAGCGTACCACGAAAATTTCTTAATGTGCGCGCTTGCAGCCAAGGTGTACTGCGAGTATTCCAGTTTGGTGAGGCCGGGCAACGTCGATATGACGCGCGGAGTCCCGACCTTCGCATAAGCTTCGCGCTTCATGAATGAGTTTATTGTGTCATCAACCACGCTCCCCGTGTTTGACGCCTCATCCAGAATGGCGCGTTGTGTCGTCCTCGTCTGATTATCTCTGACGGCTTCAAAATCAACAGGGCACAACGTTGTGTTGCACACGACACGCCTGACGAATTCTTGCGCGCGTTTCCTGTTTTGTCTGTTGATCGGTAAGCTCCGAACTTGTTTTAGATTGGTCACTCTTGACTCGACTCCCCAACTGGTCGTCTTCTTGTCTTGTGAAGGTGCAAAGCAGCCTCCACCGACAATTGCGGGCATAAACGATTCGATTGTCGATTTATCATTATCGTCGCATGTCAAGTCTGCGCTGTAACTTATTGTGCCTTCTGATACGTCAGCTACGTAAGGTGCTTTGATTGTCTTGTTTTCACGAATGTAGTCCGCGATGATGACACCTTTAGTCCGGTCGGATTCGGCCCATGATGCGACCGAGCCAACGTTGGCATGTTGCTTGGAAAGACGATCTGCGGCCAACATGTTTTCCAACACGTCAGCGGGTACAGATGCTTCACCGTATGTCCCGGCTCTTCCGAGTGAGACGCTCAACCCTTTCGAACTGAGTGAATACAGTGCCGCCCA